TGCTCCTTCTTGAGCTCGTCGCGCAGGTCGCGCTCGGCATGCGTGAAGGTCGAGCGCCGCGAGACGATGCGGGTGTTGATCGTCTCTTTGAGCTGGCGCGTGAACAGGCCCAGACCGCGGCCCTTGCTCTTCTCGTGCAGGATGTCGGCCTGCTGCCCGGTGCCCAGGCCGCCGCGCGGCTCCTGCATGTCGAGCGGGTCGAGGCCGATGGCGTTGGCGTACTCGAGCCGGGCCTCGTTGCGCGCCTTCTCCTCGTCGAAGTTCTCGGGCAGGTTCTTCAGGTCGATCTCTTTGAAGTCGAGCTTGTCGTCTCCTGGGTCAACCAGGAACACCGTGCCCTGATAGATGATCAGGCCGCGGCCCTGCGCGTCCTTCTCGCCGGTCTCGAACGCGGCCTTGAGCTCCTTGGCGCTCACGCCCTTGATCGGCACGAGCTTGTTGGGCCGCCGGTCGCTGAGCTTGTCGTCGACGATCAGGTCGATCAGGTGCATGCGCCGGATGGCCGTGTAGGCCCGGTCTGCCGCGCAGTGCCCGACGCCCAGCCAGCCGCCGGACGGGTCGGGCATGTCCGTGATCTCGGCGATCTGATGGGCGCGGTACTCGACCTGGCGGCCGTCGAGCAGGTTGTAGAGCGCCGGCCGCTCCGGGTCGCCGGTGCGCATGATGCGGCGACTGTCGAGCGGCACGCACCCCAGCACCCTCGAGCCACTCGACCGGGTCTCGTGCACGATCTCCATCCAGGCGCCGTTGCAGCTGAGCAGGTAGTCGGTGACCAGGCGAGCGATGCCGCGCGTGCCGAACGCCTGCAGGAACTGCGTCTCGCGCGAGGCCGTCGTCACCGGGCCGTCGATCGTCCAATCCATCGACGCCACCTTGGAGACCGCGATGCCGACCGCCTGCGCCCAGAGCTTCTCGGCCGTGAGGGTCAGCAGGTAGACGTTGTCGAGCAGCGGGGACCAGAAGGGCGGCAGGTCGAGCGGGTGAGGCAGCAGGAAGTTGCGCTGACCGTAGATGCCCAGGATCGGGAGCATGAAGAAGCCGCCGGCGTCCTTCGAGTAGTCGCCCTTGGCCTGAGCCTTCGCAATCACATCGGCGTTGGTCATTCAAATCTCCTCAGCGCCCAGATCTGGTAGCGCACATCGTCGGGCCCGTGGTCGAACGCCTTCACGATCTTGCCATCCGCGCCATAGGCATAGGTCGAAAATTCGCGCCGCAGTATACGACAACGAGGATGCACGCGCACCCTCCTCTTTTTGTTTTCATCCTTGGCCATCCACTCGCGCACCACTTTGATCGACTCGTCGACCGATGGCGGACTGTTGACCACGCGCACGCCCTCGTCGGCCAGGCGGCGCTTGAGCACCGTCGCGCTCTTGTCGACGACGGCCATGTAGGGCGGCCACTCGATCCCGTAGCCCTGGCAGGCCTTCTTGATCTCGTCGAGGTCGGCCTCGGGCAGCGTGCGCAGGTGGTACTGCTCGTGGAAGATGTTGAGCGTGCCGGTGCTGTCGAGCTGGCTGAGCAGGAAGGTGCGCGGGTGGCTGGTCGCGGTCGGGAATCCGTCCTCGCCGAACTCGCCGGCGTATCCGTCGTCGCAGGCCAGGAAGACGTCGCCGCGGGCCGGGTCGTACTCGGCCTCCTTCGTCACCAGAGACGGGTCGGTGTCGTCCCACTGATCGGCGTAGACCGTGCCCTCGGCCTGAACCCACAGGCCGTCGCGCAGGCGCTTGCCGCGCACGCCGGTTAGGGCGTTCAGGCGCCGCATGGTTGCTACGCCGCGCTCGGTCAGCTCTCCATCGACGGTAAAGAGGCGTGGGTTATCTTTGTGCCTGGAGTGCATAACCTTGAGTTGGCCAGCATCCGAGCGCGACTGAATCCAGTGGCCGGGCGCATCCGGGTTGCAGTCCCCGAACAGCATCGCGTGCTTGACGTGGCCCGAGCGTCCGGTTGTGCGCGTGGTCAGCGTTTCCCAGTCCGCCAACGAGATCTGTTCGGCCTGGTTGACGTAGACCACATCCAAGGCGCCGCCGAGAACCTTTCCGGAATCGTCCATGCCGGCGATCCAGATCCGTGACCCGTTGCTGTACTGAAAGAACTCGGGCTTCTCGCCTCCGAAGGCCTCAACACCCAGGCCCAGGTTGGCCCTGGTCTCCGGGTCTTCGACGAACAGGTCTTTATAGATCTGGATGACCGTTGCGGTCATTGAGGATCGGACCAGGCGCACCATCGCCATCTTCGATCCGGGGTTGTCGCGGGCCAGTCGGTCCAAACGGTAGAGGGCCGCAACCGTCTTTCCGGTCTCGCTCGGGCCGCTGATGATCCACTCATCGGCGATGACGGACTGAGCCTCAAGCGCGGCTCCGCGCCACTCCATGGCCGGGGGCTCCGGCATGGGTGGCGCGACGATCAGGCCTTCACGGCGTCGGCGTCTGAGTTCGAGTTCAGCCGACGCCCGAACCGGAACTTGAGAGTACACGCTTCGGGTCCTCGCCGGCCGCCAGTCGCCTCAGCTGCTCATCGCTCATGTTGGAGTAGTCGATTTCGATGGCCAGACGCTCGCCGTAGATCGGGCGGCGTCGGCTCTTGAGCATGAAGATCAGGAGCGTGTCGCTGAACTCGCGGATCTCGCCGACCTCTTCGCCACCCTGAAAGACCGGGCGCAGCGTGCCCTCGGTGGCGCGCCGGTAGAGCTCGGCCTCAGCCTTGTCGAGCGCCTTCTCGATCGCGTCGTCCCAGGCATCGGCGAAGTCCTGATCGATGTTGCGGTTGTAGTAGGCCGTCTTGCGGGAGACGTTGGCAACGTCGCAGGCCGCCGAGACGTTCGGGGCCTTCTTGAGCTCTTCCAGGAAGACCGTCTTCCAGGCATCCGGTGTGACCTTCGGATCTGCCTTTTTAACTGTCACCCGTGTTCCTTTTCCCATCCGACATTGCTCCGCTACATGAGATATATACGGCTCAGAGGCCGAGCGCCTTGGCGGCCAGGATGCCGAGCGCCAGGCTGCCCAGGCAGATGGCCGAGGCCGCCCCGCCGGCGGCGAACACGAAGGCCGTGAACAGGATCGCGCCACCCATGCTGTCGAAGCTGGGCGGCGTCGCGGGTGGCTTGGGCTCGTCGGTCATCGTCTGGCCTTCTTGTCCGGCTCGTCGTCGTGATTGCGGCGCAGGATCTCGTCGACGTCGCGGGCCATGGTCGCGATCTGGTGATTGCTGACCCGGATCGCATCGGTGTTGGCGTTCATGGCTTCATCGACCTTGTCGCTGATCCCATCAACCTTGTCCATCACGCCCTGAATGAGCGTGAGGGTGGCGGTGCCGCTGTCCCGGATGGCATCGGCCAGGCCGTCGAGCGACTTGGCCACGGCCTCGTTGGACGTGCGCACCACCTCGGCCAGCTGTTTGCCGATGGCCCGGTCCATCTCGCGCTGGTTTTCGATGAACGTCAGGAAGACGCCATCGCGAGACTGCCGCTCTTCCTTGCGGCTCGTCTCGGTCAGCTGCAGGAGACGCGACCCGATCCAGACCACGCCGAGGATCGCGGCCGTGGCGATCAGCAAGACCGCCACGACCACGGGGAGATCCTTGAGCTGCTCGATCGCGTCGGAAGGGATGACCGGCATCTTAGGCAGACAGCTTGCCCGCGCTGAACGACTTGCCGATCACGGGCACGCCCTTGAACGCGCCGTGAGCCAGCTTCGACCCGCCGAACTGAACCAGCAGGCCGACCACGATCGTGAGCAGCTGCGCCACCTGCGCGGCCGTCGAGTCGAGCTGCGCCAGATCGGTGGTCGGGGCGAAGAGGCCGACGAAGAACAGGATCACGAGCCCGAGCAGGTTGAAGCCCAGGACGAAGGTCGGCGCCTGGCCATCTTTGACCAAGCCGCCGGTCTTGAGCGCGTTGACGACGGCCGCGACCAGCGTGCCGACGCCGCCGAGGGAGAGCAACAGGGTAACGAGTTGTTCGATGGACATGCAGGCCTCCTGCGGCATGACTGCCGAGAAACAAAAAACGGCGCCGGACCCCAGCAGGGGCGGCGCCGTATCGGGCGGGTGTTCGGTTGTCAGACGCGCGCAGTATACAACGGGTTTCAAAATGCGATCGGGGCCGCTACTGACTTGAAGCAGTAGCGGCCCCGTCGCTGACTATCATGCGCTCGAATGGATACGGTATCCTAAAAATCAGCGAGGTTTTTCCCGTCTTTCGGGGCCCCTGCCCGGCACCACTCGGCCCAGGTGACCGTCGCGTCGGGAACCGCCAGGTCGATCCGGTCGATCATGTTGCGGGCGAAGTCGCGCAGCATGTCGGGCCCGCACTCGGCCAC